CCTNCAGTTGTTGTCTCGTTGCTGGTTGTGCCATCTAAAATGCTCCTCTTCTTTTTATATGTATGATTTCTAGTGCATTTTCTAATGGCAGTTCCTTCACCGCCCTTTGGTTTTCTGAACTTTTTTGAAAATCTATTTTTGTTTATCAATGAATTTTCGTACCTTTCTGATCCTTTCTGACTCGATTCGGGCATCGTCATCATAGATCTTTTTGTAATTTTTAAACTCGTTCAATCTCGAAATGAAACGATCCCCATCTTCCCAAGGCATAGGAAGGGGGATTATCGTCGAACCATTACTTTTGTAATGCTCTTGATTTTGAATATAGACTCTGGTTCTTTGATCGTGTGGTGGATCATAGTCCGGTTCTAGTTTTTTAAAAAGTTGAATATCTATTTCTTCATTATTTATGATGACTCTATCTTCGTCTACATTATGAATAAATCTGTTCATGTATTATTCCATCATGGTCCTGTGCTAAATCCATAACCAGACTCATCACCCTTTGATAGACCAACTAGGGCAACAAAAGTTCCTTTACCGACTGTAATAGAAGTACCATTAGCAAGAGATGTTACTCTGGCATCAAGAATTTTCTTACCATCAGTGAGTGCAGTAATTGTCGTTATTTCGCTTGTGCGTGCTTTCTCATTCTCATTATTTGCTCTTCTGAATTCAGTAAGATCATTCCACAGTTTAATTACTTCTGGTCCTGTAAACCTAACTGACTCACCTTCGGCGTTTTCAATCGAATACGCACCACAAGAACCACTTGAAGTTCCTGCATTGATAGACGCAACTAATTCACCAACAACATTCATTGCATCTGCTCGTCTAACGAATGAGAACGAACCACCACCAGTTGCTCCGGTGTGCGTTTCTCCTGCTGGTCCAAAGTATCCAGTAGTTCCACTAAACCCACCACATGAACCATCATTAAAGAATAATGTACAAAATGAGTTAGTAGAAGATCCGGTTGGACCTGGGTTATGTGTTTGTCCGTAAAGACGAACGTAGTCTAAATCCGCAGAATCTGAAGAGAGTGTATTTCTGATAATATCTTTATAAGTGGAGATATCCACAATGTCTAAACCACCACTACCACCAGATCCGGTATTACCACCAGTTGACTGGATAGCGTAGTGTGCAGCACAAGACATACCAGTAATGAACCCACCACCTATTGTTGGATAATCAAAGTCTCCAGTCCCGGTAGTATTTCTTAACATCAATCTTCCCTTTGCTGAGTTCCAATTCGTTACCAAACCCTCAAAGAAGTTCCGACGATGCACTCCGGGATTCTCTCCAGACTGCACATCAAACAGATTGCAACCAGAGAGTCCTCTACATGGCAGATAATAAGCATAACCTGCTTGCCATGCTTCGTCTCCGAGACCGGCAGTAGATCCATCATTTGCACCATTCTGATAAGTACCAGTCAGGGTAAGACCAGACATTCCTGCCCACAATTCTGGACCAGAAGTCACACCGATAACAAGTTCATCGATGTTTCCTTTCCATCTATTCCCAAGATCATTTGATCCACCGGGATTGAATCGGGCACCAATAGAGAATGGGTGTGGATTTAGTTTGATTCCGCCTCCATTTGTTGACTGGTTTACTGTTCGTATTCCGTTTACATATGCAGTAACTGTAGATCCAGCAGCACTATTTAAATATCCAACAGCAAGGTGGAACCACTGGTGTCTCGGAATTTGTGCGCCGCTAGTTGGGCCAGTTATACCAGTTATGATTTCTGTTATGCTAACATTATTCAGTAAACCAGTTGTGCCGGTATCCGCAGCATCTGTCCAGTGGAATTTAATTGTATTTGTGTGTTGAGAAAGTTTGAACGAATCTCCACTACCTCCAGTAAAACCACCACCACCTGAACTACCGGCGCTCGTACCACTTTCAGGACCAGTGTATCCTTGATCTTCACTTGTATCCATCTTTGCGAGGATGATCTTATCGTTCTGGTACATCTTTGGCCAGAACCATCCGCTTATTAACCAGTTATCTAAAGTAGAACCATTATTATCATTTCCTCCACGAGAAGGTAGAACTATGCTACCAAGCATTTCAAATTTGATACTTTCCGCAGCACACGACTGTGTGATACCATTCCACTTCAGACCTGGAGGTGGGTAGGACTTTAGCAATAGCAGCAGTGCTATAGAAAGGAGAGATTTTTGTTCCGGGTGGATTATTAAAACTAGTGTCTGATCTAGTATGGGCCCTGACTTTATCAATTTCAACTCGTTCGTCGTGTGCGAAATCACCACACCCAACAATCGTTCTGTAAAACCAACCATCATCACCACTTCCACCTGAAGAAGCACGACGTTGTGTTGGGATGTCCATTGTTCCTCTAGGATCAAATCCTTGAAGACTTGGGTTTGAGGTATTCAGTCTATCGAATAACTCTTGATCCATTGTGAAGATGTTATATGCTTTCTTCGATCTATACATCGAAGAGTTTTCTCGTTCATCTAAAATGTCTACGATCCTACCAGTTTTAGAATCTACGACAATTTGCTTTACTTTGTTGTTGAGAGTTTTAGCCATCTAGTTCAATTACCCTTAATCAATGTTGGAAGGTTCTATGTTGGAAGAAGAATCTACCGCCCACTTTGTTGCAGAATTTGGTGTCACTGGATCTGTTGTTTGTTCTATCACACCAGTCTTATTTATAAGAGAACCGAATCTAGAAAGACCATGTGCGATTGACATTCCAGAATAAATCTTCGGAACAGAAAGTGTACTAGCAGCAGTTTCAGTCCCAGCATTGACTGTGCGTCCAATGAATGAGATCGCATTGGAGCAGTTTACACTCGAATCATTAATAGCAGAGAAGTTGTAATGTGCATTGTCGTATGCTTTAGAGGAAACTGCTGCTATGTTTGAGTTCATATTGGCAGTATACCCACCGCGTGTTCTGATTGCTGCACTGCTCTTTGCATTGATATTGGAGTTCATTGATGCAAAGAATCCTGCACCTGCACATCCTCTTGCAAATGCATAGTCAGCATCTATGGTAGAATTTTCTAGTGCCATGTATGCTTGGTTTCTTAGCAATGAAACATAAGATCTTTCTGCATTGAGTGAAGAATTATTATATGCTAAGAATCCGATACCCATTGGATGATCCACTAATCGATACAGTGTAGTGTCTGGAACTACGTCATTACAAGGTCGATCGCATGTTCCTGCATTGTCTGTACCGGGTGGACATTCACAGTCACCGTCAGTGCAGTCACTGCATTGTATATACCCAATATCAATATTACCATTTGGGCATATTGTACCGGGTACATCATCTCCACATGAGGGGTTATTGCAATAACATGGTTTCGGATCATTGGAATCGTCGAAACAACCTCCTCCGGGACAGTTGCAACAACATGCAGATCCAGAACAGTTTATTGGGAGTACGCAATTCACATCACAACATTCTGCTGGTTGTTCACCTTTACATACACAGTCATCTTTGTTCAGGCAGCAGAATTGATCAGATGCACACGCACAATCACACTCTGGGTGGTTGCACCCGATTGTTGAACACCATTCGCACGGGCCGCTGCCCGGTCCGGGATCCCCTTCGGGGAAACAACTCGGATCACATGGAGTATTCTCACAGATACATTCCTGCTCCGAGGCACAACACGGCGGTGATCCGATTCCAATCCATTCCCCACAATTTCTACCCTCACTCGAACAAAAATAACTCGCACATATACAGCAGCGATCATCGCCATTGCAAATCTGTGCCTCACATGTCCCCGATCCGTCTCCACCACATTCAGTCGATAAGCAGGAGCATGGGTTGGAGCATTCGATACAAGGTCCATCCGCGCCGTCGCAATCACCTTCGTTGAAGTTATCGTCGCCTCCGCCGCCTGCTCCCGAACCTACTCCTGCCCCGTCTCCGCCATTGAGGTTTACTGGTCCATCTTGATCTAAATCAAATCTATCCCCAATATAACCGGGAGGTATACAAACACCACCAGAAATGTCTTCGTTGTTGCTACCACACGGTTCGACTGCTGTGTATGTGACTGGAAGACTTTCTTCTGGTAATACTCCTGCTCCAACACCATAAAACTGAGTCCCGCCAAGTGTGAGTATTCTTGGTGGTGGTACTTCGTTTCCGGAATCGTCAGGTGGTAAACTATTATCACCATCGGAGGGTGCTACTGCTCGTAGGTAAATTTGATTTCCTGTATTGAATGGATAATAGTTGTATACATCATTAACCGGATCTGATATTTTTGTATATGGTTTTAAATATGAGTTCCACACAACTTGAACGTAGGAGATTTGTCCGGATGGTTGTAATAGTGCTAATCTTTCACCTTGATTCATTGTGGAGATACTTGTTCCTGGTCGATCTAAGTCAATTGTCATTGGACTATAACCAGCAGATGCAACGATACTATTTGTTACTTTGGCAGTCGATGTACCATTTGCAAGAACACCTGCAATATCACACCCAGTTATTACTGAATTTCTTGCATAGATTGATGAGTTTTGTTCTGCAACCATACCAAAGGAACAGTCTGAAATTGCAATCCGATCTGTATGAATCACTGAGTCGGTGTGTGCTGCAATTCCTGCATAAAATCCACAGACACCAACATTAGTACATGCACGAGCGCCCAACGAGGAATTTTTATATACAAAAATTCCTTCTCCACCCGATGCTGCCGGATTCATTTCATTGAAATGCTTGTATCTGACATCACCTTGAAAAACTATATCGGTTAGTGAAGAAAGACTACTGTCTGGATGTACAACAAGACCCTTTAGTGGTTTTGCTGGTCCAGACGAAGTTGCTCTTTTGAACTTAAATACTGTCTTTACTATAGTTGCCTCGATACGGTGATCGGATATAATAGTTCCGAGTGTCGGATCGATACCACTGGTGGTTATTGATCCATACTTACCTACTGGAACTCCTGTTTCGTGTGTTGCTTTCCCCGGAGCGTTCTTATAACCACCGACGTAGATATCGTCGTTAACCTGAAACGATCCATCATCTGCATTGATCTTCGAATCACCGAGTCGGTGTAAGAAATTCTTTCCTCTTGATCTAAAAGTAACTGTATTATCTGATGCATTTACTCCAATAATTTGAAAACACCCAAGAACATTAGTTCGGGCATCTCCGGTAGCACCAGTAATTCCTTCGGATGCAACTGATCCATCAACTTGTGATGGGTAGTATCCGGGATGGATGTTTGTTCGATCCCGAAGCAACATGTAATCGCCTTCTTCAATTCCATCTACACTTGGTCCAATTGTTGATGTTGTTGGAAAGTTATCCGAGTTTGCCAACTTCACAGTAATTCTATTATCGACAAGGGAACCGTTACCATAACCATTATCGTTTTCAACTGCATCATACTGGTAGTTTGTAACTTCCTGTAGGAAAAAACTCAAAGGAGTGTCTCCAACAATACTAATACCTTTGTCACTTGTATTTTTTATCTGGATACTAGTTGTGAGATCATACGTTCCCTTGGCACAACGAACAATGGCATGTCCTCTGTCAGTGAAGAACATACGTTCAATATCATTCAACGCTCTACCGGGAGTAAAAAATGGATTGGTTATACTACCATCACCATTAGTATCACTACCAGTAGGAGAACAATGGAATGTAGTAACGCTGTCAATTACATTGACATTAAACCCACCTTGCGGAATTCTAATTGCACTTTGATCAGCCATTGTAGTTTATTATTCTCCTAGAGTTCGGCATTTACCGTAACCCAAATATTTCCTTCGATTTCGCCATCACCCTTATCGGATCCTACTGCACCACCACCGGGATTGTGATCTGTACCCAAACTGGCAATAAGATTTACCCCAAGAGTATTACTCGGTGTAATCTGAAGGATGAAACTATCTGGGAGTGTTTCTAGTAACGAAACTCCACGGGTAGAATCAATTGTTCTCCAGTTACCATAAACAAGTTTGCTTGCCCAGTATTTATTACGCTTTTCATCCATCAAAATTAATTTTGTGTTCTTTGACTTAACATTTCCAAGCGGACCATCTGTAGAAACATACGCACGAATGGTTTCGAAATATCGTTTACAGTCTCGAATATCATCTGCGATATCTCGTTGCTCGAAGTCTGTACTTTGTTCTCCTGCTTCCAACTGAACCTGTGATATATCTATCGCTTCTGTTGCCCCAGTGTTCCAACCGAATACACTCGGAGCAGCAGGATTGTCAGATCCAGTTCCTCCCGTTCCGGCCTGTAGATACATTCTCATCGCAAGATAACTCGACGCAGTATCACCAGCACCAGTAGGAACTCGATCCCCGGTAAAACCAAGAACCTTTCCTTCCAAATCAGGAACACTAAACGTATGAGAGAATTTAGTCCACGAAGAACTAAGTGCAAATGTCCCACCAGCAAGTCTTACATCAGTGGAGTGATTACCAGCACCTGTACCAAAAACTTGAACAAGAGATGCACCAACAACTCTAGAGGATCCGCTGACAGTTAAAAATTTTGCTTTGAATGAGAGTGTTGCACTCTTGCCGGCAAGTGTTTTTACGTTTTCGATTCTTTGCTCTAAGTATGCTTCGGTTGTCAAACCAGTTGATAGGTTCGTTGGATCATAAAGATTCGACAACGATGCACCTGTTCCGCTAGTTTGAACTCGAAGAAAGTGATTGCTCAATGGAGTAAATCCACTCGGACCATCTAGTTCGTGTTCCATTCTCTCGATCGATAATTCAGGTTGGAACCCTTGTGTGGCACCGATCATATAAAATCGCCATCGATCTAATGTGTAGTCGAATGTTGATCCAAGAGTTGCTTCACCAAAAGTAAACACATAAGGATCGACAGTAAATTCACCACGCTGACAGATATTAAAATCGCCATTGATGATTGAATTTCTTCTCTCCTGTGGACCTTGGTGTCCTCTTAGATTTATTGCACTACTACTGTACATTTAGTTTAATTCCTTTTCTATCAGAAAGATGAAAGTGCTACTCGTTTCCATGTGTCTCCCTCAACACACACATAGAAGTGTGTGTTACTCCACGCAATATCTCCGGTGTTTCCAGTGTCCGAAGCAGATACAGGAATATCAGGTCCGGTTCCACCAGAACCTTCGTCAGAACCGAGTCGGAATCTTCCCTTCGCATCAAAACTTGCTCTCTCTATACCATCAGTATCGAAAGACATCTTGTTTGTACTGTGTGTGTATTTGATCTGTCCTTCGTCTACGTCTCCAGCAGAGTTGTGGAATCTCACAGATCCTGTCTTGCTTCCGAGAGATCGAACTTCAATTGCAGGATCTCCGGTTCCGTGACAAACAATCTTGGTGTTTGATCCGTACACATAAAGATCAGAGTCAACAGATGCATCTGGATCTGTACAACTCGAACCAACGGCAAGTTTACCGGAGAATGATCCGGTTGCACCAAAACTAATTCCTATCAACGATGCTGTTATTCCGTGGGATCTAAAGGAACCCTTAACATCCAAAGATGCTCCGGGCGCATTTGTACCAATTCCAGCATCGCCATCCATGTATGCAATATCGGGTGCGTGATTTTCCCATTGCGAGAACGTGACACCTTGGAATGTTGTACCAGAACTACCATCAGAAAGTAGTGCAGCAGATGCTCCAGCAGGCGCTCCTGTTGGTAGGGTATATCCGTCTGTTCCACTATTAGTTACTTCGATAGATATAGTCTTCATTGTTCCCCGAACATCCAAAGATGCTCCGGGAGCAGTCGTACCGATACCGATTCTGTGTGCTGCGGAAGCACCAGCAGAAACTCCAATCGTAAAGACTGGTTCGTTATCGTTTCCTGTTACGACTATACCTTCACCAGAAACTCCCTTAATTCGCATGAAGTTTTCTGTGGTGGAATCTTCGTAGATATTAATCTGTGCGGTTATTCCATCGAGTCGAATTCCATTTGTCGAACCGCCACCAGAACCTCCGATGTGGAGTCTAGACTGTGGATCTGAATTATTGATTCCGAGGAATCCGCCAGTTCCGAGACGCATTCGCTCAGTTCCTGTTACATCTACTGTACTCTGAGAAGCAGCAAAGATAAGATCTTCACCGCTGTTTGGTCTGAGATCTCGGATCAGTGGTTTGAAATCATGATAACCATCGTCACCATCAGTATCGTAGATGAGAATGTCACCATCAGAAACTCCCGTGTCGTACACGTTTGTAAGTTCACCGGCAGTCAGTGCTACATCAAGTCCATTGATAAGCGATGCTTTTGCTGCTGATGTGAGTTTGATGATGTAGTTCACAACACCATATGGTTGCATGTTGTTGTGACTGATACTTTCTCCTGTGTTATCAAGTGAAAGATCATCAAAGGATGCTGTGATTGATCCTGTGATTTGAATATTGCCAGTCCCATCAGTAGTTTGGAGATTTAGACTTCCCGAACCAAAGGTTGCATTACCGATGATCCCGATTTCACCGTGATCACCAAGTGCCGATCCACCCGGCCCAGAAAACAGGTCTGCAATTTGACTTGCTGTGTATGGGATCGGAAGTCCAGAGATAAATCTATAACCACTATTATCCGACCCATCCCATCGATTTACCGGCCAACCACCAGAGTTCTGGTCGCAGTCTCCACATACACGATACCGGTCTGCGCCGGTAGTTGGATCTTTAGGTCGAGCAGTGAATACCTGATCATATGGTTGCTGTGGGGCGTAAAATGAAGCGTCATCATTTCCTACTAATTGCGAAACCCCGACAACGTGAGTGTGCTGCGGAACCTTGAGTCCGGTTGAGTTTACTACACCAGAACCAGCGATCGAAATATCACTGAGGTTGAATGCAAAATTAGGTTCGAAACCCAATGAAGAATCGGCAGAAATTGCATGAGTGTGAACTGGAAGTTCAGGAATAGTAAGTTGATGAACTTCCTCGCCGCCTTCTTGTCCCAATTTGTAATCATATAATGTATTATTTGATCCAGCATTTGTTCCGATGATGGTCCTACCACGAAGATCTGGTTTTCTGAATTCGTTTGTTTCTTGTGCAGAAACGAAGAAAGATGCACCAATGTCATCACTTAATGGAATATTATTCGCACTAATAATAGTTATCGTAGCGTGTTCAACACCTGTGCTGTCTGTGTCTACTAGTGCTGGAAATCTTAAGACTGGACTATCTGGTACTAGTACCGTTCCACCCGCACCGGCGATTTGTTTTGTGAGATGATCAACTGTAACCGTCATTGTATTTGTGGATTCATCCCAATCAATAATTTGACCAGTGACAATTTGAGATTGTCCAAGTTCACCACCAATTGCATCATAGATGAATGTTGAGGTAACTCTACCACCTATAATCGAATATGCATTAAAATCTACATCAAAACCATCTCTTCTGTTTATTGTAAGTTTCTGTGTAAATCCGTATCGATTTCCGATGCGTGAATGAAGTTCGGGATATGATGTTGCAACTAAAGTTTCGCCGTCACACAAACTCCAACCATCTGGCACATCATTTTGTTCTCCTGCGTATGGTGCAATTACACCGGCAGGTTGAATACCTTCTAGACTTACTGTTGCTTCACCACCAATAAGTGTGCCGATATAATTTGTTACTAAACCTTTACCTTGCTCAGTTCTTGTGAGCATAGGTTTAATGACTGTACCACCGGCAGTCGGTGGTGCGTCGATCAATTTACCGTTAGATGTATCTGATAGGAACCATACTAACTTTGTTTCGTCGTCAATTTCTGCCATTGCAGAAAGATCAATTTCACCCTGATATACAAGGGTAAACTGACTGGTGCTAAGTACCTTTTCAATCACACCAGATACTTCTGCGTTCACAGCAGAGTTTGCTTGTGCGCCGACAAAACCAGAAGTGGCAACATCCCAACGAACAACATCTCCAGCAACAAATCCGTGTGTTGCTTGGGTTATGTTATTCCGGATGGACTTTCCATCTGCGGATGCTGTTTGTAATTTGAATGCACTATATGCCACTTGGTATTATCTCCGTGTTATACTATTTAGTAATATTATTCTTGAGTTCTGAGTCTGCATCGAAACCTTTGATAAGGTTATCTGATCCCCCAAGCGAACCGACATAAACACTTCGTTTGCCGGTAGAGTTGTTCGAAAAGAATCCCTTATCGGATCCACCAGCATGACTCTGACTCACTAGTCCAAGTTGCATGTTTGGTTTTGCTCGCATGGTTGTGGGGAAGAAAATTGTAAATCCTGTGCTATCAGAACCTGCAATGATTTCTACATTTCCGGCCATGTCTAGATCTCTCCAGTAGTACCGTTGACATGATTCAAGATCTGACTCTACATCTGGATTTTGGAATGTAGTTGCTTGCTGTCCGTGTTCTACTTGAACCTGAGCGAGTGACAGAATACCATCATAGGTCAGTCCGGCAGCAAATCCAGCAAGAGTTGCACCCATAGCGGTGGTAAACGATTCATTGTTGTCCTCGGAGTGAGTAATGTATCTAAGATCCAAGAATGATGTGTCACCAATACTAGTTCCTACCAAGAATGCCGGTAAGGATACTGTGTGTGTAAACTTGTTCCATTCTGTACCAAGTCCAATATCTTCCACATGAACAGTGTTTCCTTCTGCGGTATTACCAAGTGCTTGGTAGTCTTGAACAACTGCAACTCGAACATTTCCATTTTTGGTTCCCTTTGCCCAATAACTAAGGGTTACGTCTTTGTTCGCAAATCTACGGACGTTTTCAATTCTTTGTCCTACAGAAACAGTAGATTTATTTTCATTTCCAGAATTGGCATCAATATATCCTTGGAAGTTCAAGTAATGCTTAGGGTATCCGGGGATTGTTGTTTGTGCATCCACGAATGTTCCCTGAGAAATTCCACCAATAATATTGGAAGCAGATCCCGATGATGTTAAATCTGGAATTACTTCTGCATTGAATCTATCTGCTGCAAACACATCATACTTAGATCCATCCGTTTGGAAGGTGTCCGAAAGAGTTACAGTTCTAACTCCAGTTGCGTTTGAGATAAAGTGTCCAGACTGAGGGCCGTTGCCGCTGAGGGGACTACCAGCAGTGGTGATACCAGTTACTCTTTGCCAATTATCAAAGTTACTATTGATGATTAGGTTTCTTCCCTGCTTACCAACAACAGGAGGAACCACTAAACCACCGTCTTCGATAAAGTATCCGAGGACTTCGACTTGCACAGAAAAGGATTCTGTGTGAGATGGAATTCCCTGAACTAAAGCATGTGGTTTTCCAAGAGAAACTGCTATCTGTCCATTTGGATTTGAATTTTCAATTGGAACGATCTTTGTAAAGTTATTGGTATCAGCGTTAAAACTTGCCATCCCTGCATCTCTAGTAGATTGGGTGGCGATATTTTCAGTAGTTTCAAAATTGATTGGGAAGTTCGCATTTGGAACACCAGCATAAACTTCTTCAAACCTACCAATACCTCTTCGCTTTATGTAAATCTTCACCATCATATGCGTGGCATTGTCGGGTGGTGTTATCTTTGTGAAGTAGTCATTGATGCTTGTCCAGGCGCCTGTGTTATTTGTATAATTATACTCAACATTATGTGGTTGTGAGGTATTATCAGAAGATTCAGTCGATTGACTAAAGAATATTCTGAACTTTTCATATGTCGAGATTTCAGGATCATACGGAGACGGATTTGTTCCTGATGCTAAGAATGGCAAGGGAGCAGTTGATCTTGCTTGCTTGAACATCAGTTTAGTTACTTTTTGTCCATCGGTTGGGGAGAACGTCTTACCTGTTAATGAAGTAGTTTCTTCTGAGTCTCCGTCGCCAGTAGGTGGAGCAACATTTGTAGTAATTTTTCTACCAACATACGACAGAACCAGTCCTCTTGTTGGACTCGTTGCAATGAACATTGGTTTCTTGACCATGTTAATAGTTCGTGGATATTCTAATCCAAGACTACTGATCGGCGCACCTGAACTGTTTGGTGTTAAGAAGTATACTCTTCCCGTGTTATATGTGTACGGTCCGTCCTGAAGATCTACCCAACCTGAGTTTGTAAGATAGAATGCATCTGATGATCCAGAAGCAGGAGTTACAATTTCACTAATGATTCCCTGTGACTCTGCATCATATTCACTATTTGCTTGTGCTTTAACATAGACACCAAACGGTTGTGCTGGATTTGTTATACCAGTTTCAAACCTCATAACATCACCAACGGTATATCCGTGGTTCTCCTGATTAACAAGAAGTCTATTTCCCTGTGAAACCACACCAGTTTCAATTGACTCTGCAATTTCTCCGCCGATATAACTAACAACGAATCCAGTGTCTCCTGTCACACCAATCATCATTGGTTTTCTTACGAAACCAACTTGCGAATCTACGGGAGAATTTTGAGAAAGCATACCAGTCGTTCCAGACGAGAGGAAGTAGGCCCTTCCAATCTCCAAGGTAAATCCTGCGGGGACATTATCAATTATGGTGTCCCACCTAGAACTCTTAACCTCACCTTGGAACGTAATGTCGAATGTTTTGTCATTGATGACTTCGGATACAATACCGATTGCTTCTGCACTTTCTTTACTACCGGCAAATGCTCCGGTGAAACCTTCACCGTGAGGTCTGACTGGCATACCAAAAGAAAGTCCATGTGCCGTATCTGTCGTTACTCTCTTCTTGTTAACACCGTGGAAGAAACTAGTGTGTCCCTCTTCGTCAATTTCTGCTACATCAATTGGTGTTGATAAAGTTGTATTATCATAACGGAGAGTTACGCTTCTGTGATTCCTAGTTATTCCACGCTGACCGTTTGTGAATCCGGGAGGAGCAGTAAATCCAAAAATGAGAACTTCACATGACTCACCACCACCAAAGTGTAGATTGCCTGCGGTTCCTGTTACTAATCCTCTACCGTCACCAAATTCTATATTTTCGTTTGTAGTCCACGCACCAGTGTGTCCACATACACCAATTTGGTGTGGTTTCCATAACCAACCGGCACTAGGACCGTCTGAACGAGCGATGATAATACCACCACCACCCGCTGCAAGAATTTGTGAATCTGCACTTAATCCTTGTGTTCCGTCTTCGTAGGTTCCACCTAGTACAAGGTTGTAATCAGCAACAGTAACATTCGTAGAATGAACAGTTGTCATTTGACCTAAGATGGTAATATCAGAACCAAAGGTAACACCCTTCTGAACAAACCCGGAGTGTTCTATGGCAAGATTTCCGTTTGCATCAGTGGACACAGAGATACCGTCACCAGAAACTCCAGTATAAACTTTGAGTCTGTTTAGTTTATCAATAATGTCTTCGTTAGTAATACGTCTCCACTCTTGGAAGGTATCACCTAAAGAAACGTCTGCAATTTCATATGTGTTAAACTGTGGTCCGGTAGACATTTATTATTTTTCCTCTTTGATTAGATCACAGATCATTGTCTTAAGATTTTCTATCTCTTGCCTTAGATTATGTATGTCTTTTTTTTGACCTCTTTTTTCGAGATCTTCTTTTAGTTTTACATTATTTACCATAATCAAAGCGCCCGTTTCTAGATCTCGTTCATAATTTTTATTATCAGTTTTCGCTCTCATATCATTGCTACCACTCTAAGGTCTTTAATTTGCGGGACATTACTAGTATTGTCAGAAAACATTAATACCTTAACTTGTAATGTGGTGTATTGTCCAATTTTATCTTGAGCGTTATCACCAACTTTAAAACTAGTTTCTGTAAACTCGAATGGGTTCTCTGTTTCCTGCACAGGTGTCAATTCTTGTAGTCTATAAAAATCAGATTCTTCAATTTCTTGATAGGTAGAAGGTGGAAGAGTTCTACAGTAAACTTCAATTGAAGTTCCAGTTGGTTTGTTGATATCAAGGAAGACGCGAAGATCGTCTCCAACCTCTTGCAGTTTTATGCAACGTGTTAGATACCTAGCGGCCGCGTTATCAACGGCAGGACTTTGATAATTTGGATCACCAGCACCAGAATTGTTTATCACGTTTTCTACTGTAATAACAGAAAGATTCTTCGTGTCGAGAACCGCACTTATTGTAGTAGAAGATGGATTTGTAAATTCAACAACATGTGTAGTTTTTTCCTGTTCGGAAGGATTAGATGAAATTAACTGACTCGGTGAGAACTGATAATTTTCATTTTGTGGTAACTGGAATGTGGTTTGTGAGGTCCCAAAAGTTAATTTATGAACTATCGATGTTGTTGGTAAGATTAATTCATTTGATAGAATCTTAACAAGGTTTACATCCGTAGATACTCCGGGATCTGTCAGATTAATCTGTAAGTTCCCGGGCGCAGCAGTAAACAAGCACCTGTTAATTTCACACATAAATATCGTTGCAGTTTCTTCTTCTGCCACATTTGTGTTTTGTGGTAGGAACACACTACCCATTTGAGGATCTCTAGTTATTACATTTCCAGTTAAAGAATCTTCTAGTCCAATATTTCCTGTATACAGTTTGTAATCATCTGTATTAGAAATGACACTCAACGAGTAGTTTCCGGGTTGTAGATATACCGGAGAAGAAAATTGGAACTTGGTTGCTGTTGGAATATCTGTATTGGCATTGACTTCGCTCGGATACACCGTAACCTCAGAGAAAGGTATGATCGAAGATGCAGATGGATATCCACTAACAGTTGGTCGAATCTGTATAGTGACTGGAAGTGTTTCAGATTTAGATGCAAAGTAAAGATTTACATGATCTAAAAATGTACCATTAGAGTGTATATTAGAGGATACGGTAAAGATCTGTGAGAGTGGATCTACCCACTGTGTTTCCAATGAAAGATTTAAAGAATCTTCTCTAGTATAAACATCCCGAACAATTTTCTCACTAGTTACTGTTTGTCTTCGAAGAACTATAGGACGAGTAGCACTAAAGGTGGTATCAGTGGTGTTCTGAACACCTTGTGCATAGTAGATACCCTCGGCAGAAGTTTCTGCATCTGCCGCCGTATTAGTAGACGAATCTGTTAGTCTAAAGACTTTTTCGCCGGTAAGATATTTCTTTGGGGGAATTGAAAATTTAAGATTTGTAATCTTACCAAATGAATCCGTTGTGATGTCACCACCAAGAGACCCTTCATTTGGTGTACAGAATTGACTGACATCATCACCATCAAAGAAAGGAACGACTTTCGTATTTGGTTTTAGATTCTCTGCTTTAATCGTTATAGTTTGAGATCTAATGAAAGGAACAACACTAACATCAATAATCTTGTCATTTACTTTCTTCTTCAGAGTATCAGGAACATTCCCTAGTCTGATGTTAAGTCTGGACTTTCTTTGTTCGATGGTACTTGCAATGTTTGATACAGAAGATACGTTTTTCTCAATCCTAGATGCAATGAATATATCAGAGTTTTGAATTCTTGCTTGCTCTAAGAATCTTTCACCGACAACATTAACTAGATTGTCGTCTATGCTTTCAACTCCAGACCAAATACTAGACCATTCGTTCCACTGAGTTCCGAATCCTCTATTGTCATTGAAGTTATTGACTTTCCAGTTGTCGTTTGAACCAAGATCGTTAATTTTCACCACTGGACGAACTGAAGTAGAGAACCATTGATCCGATGGCGGATCGAGTTCTAAACGACCAATCCAGTTGATTAAATCGAACGGATTAACTGAAACAAAACCATTACTTAGAGTTTGTGAAATTAGTGGTTGGGTTCCTGTAATCTTAGAGTGAACAAGACCGTCCGAAGAAATTTGCAAATTGTCACCAAGTATTAATGAACTTGTATCTAGAGTGTGACTAGTTTCGTTGAATGGTGGTCTTAGAATTGAATTTTCATAATCAACAGAACATGCATAATTTGAATTTGATACATCTCCTAATCCATGTCCTGCAAAAGTATCGACAACTATACCGACTTTACTTCCGATTTCACTACTATTACTCTTTTCAATATCCATCGCTTCAATTTCATTTTCGATAAGAGATAGTTTTGTATAAAGTTCAAGATCATCAACTCTCTTCTCAACCCTACCAATGTCTGCCATGGTGTATCGGTTATTTTCGATATACTTAACCGCAACATCCGATGCATTGTGTGTATATGGTGGCAGTGCAATAGTATACAATGTCATAGAGTCAGGTCTGTCTGCTGGCGCCACTGGTTTGAGATCTGGAACTCCCTCGATAACATCAAAGTTTATGTCATCACCAAACGACTGTCTCGCAACAATCTTATCAATTCTAGACTGATAATATGTGTGGGACTCTTCTATGCTAATGATATTGTCTGTCGGGATTACATGGCCCGAAATTTCATCTCCTATGGGACCACTGTGTCTGAAGTCTATACAACTTGCCAGTGAAGTTGTCTTACCTAAACTTGGACTTGCAAACAATGGAATATTATCATAAGTTATTCCAGCGTAAGATTCAACTGTAAATGGTCCAATTGATCCACTATGCTGAAAGTAGTCATATGTTATTCCAAACGGTTCATTTAGTATAGATGATTGGTTCTCGGGATCCTGTGTAATATAAGTGCTATACTTCTCTGGTTTGATGTATAATTTTCCAGTAAGATATCTTGTATCTCTTTGTCCATCATCAAACAAGAAGTCTCCCGGTTCCGCAGAATCCATTTCTGTTATTTGATATGCATCAAACTTACTTAGAGGGACATAAAACACAGGGGCGTCAAACGTACCTTCATTTACAAGTTCCGAGGTAGTAAACCTTTGACTTTCTTTAGTAAGTGTTTTACTTCTAATAGTAGGTGAAGTGATGATAGAATTTGAAGAACCTTGATCTTGCGCCACAATAGGAGCAACTAGAACATATTCATTTCCGGGAGAAGAATCTGGTATTGTTATAGTCAGAGTTTTCCCATCAGCAGATCGTTGATAGACGGGGGCATCATCTGAATTATTTTGGAAGTAATTATCTACAAGTTGTAGTACCCCAGTTGTCCCGTCGTCAGTAATGGGTCGTGCAAATAAAATGTAATCACTAGTGTTTGTGATGAGTTCAGTGCCAGATTCACTAAAGAACTGATGAACACCCTCTGGGTCTGTTGCAACACTGAGATTCCAAGTTGCAACACCATTGTCGTCAACTGTGATTGTGTTTGATCTATTATAGACGTATCTAAGTTGATTAATTGACTTAACAGTTTTTCCCTGTGGAACTTCAAATACTAGACCGGACTCTGGAATATCAAATAACGTCTGACTATCTTTAGAGTTTGGAACAGAAATCAACCTGATAGCCGGGAACCCAGTTCCTAGATTTTCAGGTGCAGTATTGAGATTACTCGGTGGCGTCATATAATACGCACTAGAAAAGTCACCATCACCAATAAACGAATCGATATAAAATCTATGAATGTAGTTTTGATCTACTTCTCCACTTTGGTGATTAGATATTTCATTTCTAACGGCGTTTATGACAGAAGAATTGTTTTCTTTTTCTAAGTTATGTACCGTTGCATTACCGATTCTTTCTCCGGTTTGCTTCCAAAGACTGACGGTAACTGCACCTGTTATTACATCATAACCATTCGTAGGAGCAATTAAGTTGTTAAAGAATTCTCTATTACCTGTAAAGTCATCACCAACACCGTCTGGTGTCGGTGCATTTCCGTCACCGTCAACTTCAACTCCAACGAAAAAGTTTCCGACCTTTGCGCCGGGAATCTTAGTTAGACTAGAACTATCGGTTGTTCTTGATTTATTAATGTTAATAAACTGTGGCGATTGTGTTTCGTACTCATAGCCATACAGATATGCTTTTCCCGGTTGAAGAGCAGAAACTAATTTAGTAGAATCTCCACCCCGATCAGATGTATAAACACCTCGGTTTGTTCCATCATTTAAGTGTTCTCGTAAATCAATCTCAAATGGTTTTACTGTGTAGGATCCAGATTCATCGAATGTTCTTCTTGCTAGTGTCTTTTCTAACTCTGCATAGTCTGTGTATAGAGTCTTAAAAATTACACTACCTTCATCGAATCTGACTAGTTCTATGAAGTTCTTTGTGGTTGAAATATTATTCACAAAACCAAGATTCAAATCAATCTTATATCGATCGCCACCCGGAGCGTTATAGTTGTAGGATCCAGAAGCAGGATCTCGCAGAGTCGCATCATCTCCCTCTGTTACAGCACTTCTTCGGACACTAAAACCTACGCTTCCACTTGGTTGATTAAAGAATCTAACTCCATCACCAGTGAATCCATAAATCGAAGTTGACTGTTTGTCTGTTTTTACAAAGAAACCATCGGTGTAGAAAATACCGGGACTTGTTGTTACTACTTTAGATCTTCCCTGAACACCATTAACAATAGTTGCGTCGGTGACGGTTTCAGATACCTCTGCAATTTCTCCTGCTCCCGTTCCGCCTACGATTGTTGATCCAAAAGTTCCTCCGGGTTGAAAAGTATTTCCCTGTAGGAAGTTTACATACAGCAAATCGTAGTTGTCTACAGTGGATGTGGGTGTTTTTTCAAGATGAACCACCCTTGCACTAACATTCTCTGTTGTTCCACCGTCAGTTTTAACCTGACTAATATCGTACCCACCAAGTAAATCTAAATCAGAACCTTTAACTATCCTGACATAAGAACAGTTTTGAACTGATTGATCACCACCGAGAATCTTTGCCCCATCTTCGAAGATATGGTCACCCATCCTAGAAACTTGGTTCTGGAGGATGCTTTGAAGTTGAGTAAGTTCTCTTGCTTGAACTGCATAACCCGGCCTAAAGAGGACTCTAAGAAACTTCTTGTCTTCGTCGTAGTCGTCATAGTAAGGATCTATGTTCAGTAATGTCGGGTCATATGATGCCATTTATTTGTCCACCTTAGAAACCAAGAATAATCTTGAAGTTTTCTTGTTGTTCGATGTTACGATCTATTCGTCTTATATTCTCTATGTATAATACATCACCAGATGATAGTTTCAATTCTGGTTCAGACACAGATGTAATCCACTTATTTTCTGGTAGATTTGGTGAACCACCAGACACACCAAATCCATCAGTTCCTGCTCCGCCTCTGAAGGTTCCGATTACATTTGTAAGTAGCAATTCTCCTGTCCCTCCGGACTCGTACTTCCATTCAACCACACTTCCCTTGGCGTAATTGGAATTTACCTTTGATCCTTGCTCAATTACATCATCAGCAGAGAACATTCCTTCTGTCAACTTATATCCGGTTGGAGAAGTTGAGTCTACCCTACCTTCAACAACTACATTTGTTGTAGTTCTGTATACCTTGTTTAAAACTTTTGATGATGTTACGTCATCTACTGAAACTATCCGTGCTATGTCTTGTTCTCCTGCGATCATTTGAGGTGTAATCACGCCGTTAGTCGCTCCCTCAACAAAGGTTTTGATTAACTCACCACCCTTTGCTTCTACTCGCACTACGTTTGGATAGAAAGCAGAACTACTGATACCACGAACTTCTGATGCTAAAGTAGAACCAGAGAACGATCCAACTACAGGATCTACCAATAATTCGTTACGATCTGGGTTCCATGCTTTTACCAAACCTTCTGCCGTTCCGGTTCCAATTCCAGTATACTGTGATACCTTTTCATCTACCTCGAACGAACCGAGTTGACCCAAAGTGGCACCAAAAATAATTCGTTTTGTGTCGTCATTGAGTTCTTGAGTTTTGAATGTACCCTGTACATCTTCAAGAATCAATTCAACGTACTCACTATTTCTACCAGTAAAAGACTGGATTTTAGCGGCGGCCTTACTTTCACTACCTATGATAAATTTACCATCTAAGAAAGTACCACTTGTATTAGTAAAATCATAATTAGCAGCCAGATACTCTGGTTTTCTAATTACCATTTTATTTGCCTGCTTTAGTTCTTTTCCTGCAACTTTATTTGTGCCATCGTTCAGTAATGGATTTTTTACAATCCCGAATTGTCTAAAATCATTTTTAGTCGAGATCTCATTATTCTCATCTCTGCTAATTTTCATGTTGATCATAGTTCTTGATGCTTCAAGATCTTCAACTATGTTCGCTGCGTGACCTTTCTTTGGACCAATTATAGGTCTCCAGTTATCGGCAGTCCCGGATGATGGTGTAGTCAATATATCTACGGTGGCAACACTATAGTCTTTGCCTTTAGTAATTGTAACCAGATCACTAACTTTATTTGAAGAATTTAATTTGGTTCTAACAGTACAATCTGTTCCGTCACCAGTTATAACCGCATGTGGGATTATGATATACGATGAGGGTTTCTTAGTAGAATCTAAATTACCCAATGTTTCATCTGAGTGCAATTGAAAATCAAAAGGTTGATCTACAACGATATACGGATCACCATCAAATCTTGCGTCATTATCCCCATCGAAATACACATAATTTGATATTCTTCGATATTGTCCAACTTCTGGTCCTCGTCCATCTACAATGTAAACTGCATACCCAGCATAGTATGAACTGATTTCATTCGGTGCCAAATTTTTATCAAGGTAAACACGATTTAAATCTCCCGTGTTTCCATGACGCACGTTTTGCCTGACTCCCTCAGCGAACCCTGCTGAGTATACTGCGGAACCTTTAACGTCTCTATCGAACTCCTCGATAGATCCTGCAACGGCCTTTTCTTGTGCTTGGTATTGATGAATACTGTTTGTATTTGTTATATCAGTAACAAGACGAACAGGCATATAATCATCAGTCATGAATGGTCTAATATCTTCTGTGACTTTACCCAAAAACTTCCACTTATATTGATCACTACCAACTGTGACAACATCGGTTCCAGTAAACTCTGGTTTTACTGTTGATGCTCCGCCATCATTATTATCAATGACTTTATATACTCTAGAATCATCAACCAATGCATAAAAATTATTAGCAGTCAATCCACTAGATGGGTTTTCGAATAACGACAGAGTATCATCATATTCAGAGTAGAAAGAACCAGAAACCCAGTTGTTTCTTGGTACGACATGGATAGCATCATTTTTATCAATACGCTTTGCTGCTATTGCATTTCTAAATGCATCGTTCTGAACATCTATAGAACCTGTTACGCCAGGTGCTGCGGATTCATTTGGCCATTCGTCTACATTACCTATAAACAAGTAATATTGATCTTCGTTTGACTTATCAAAGTCATTAATCAAAGAAGTCGCAAAATGACGGCCGAATGGTTTTTGGAAGTTTTGTGTACTCATACTAGTATATATCTCCGCCGGTTGGTCCAACATTATTCACATCTAGGGTGAAAAAGTTTCTGAGAGTTATGCCGTCAAATGAAATTCCGTTAGGTATTGTTGTTACACCACGAACAGCAGGGTGGAAGTAGATTGAAAAATATGTTACTCCAAGATTTTTTGCAGCAGTATATCCACCATCAAATGTTGCACCACTACCACCAAGAGGTCTTCCTAACGGATCATGACTTGTGATACCACCTTCTGGGACTGTTACAAAGGTAATACCTTGAGTGCCGGGATTAAAAACAGATCCATCTGGTCCAGTTGCTGCGAAAGGATTATACCCAAACGGATATAAATCCCCGGTTGCACCTACGAAGGTCCCCCCGACATTCCCAGTTCGACCGTTATTTCTTAGATTTAGCGTTGTTCCGGGAGCATATGGAGTGTAATGTCCAATGATAGGAAGTTCTTGAATCTTGCTTATGTTAAGGTCTTGAGAATTGTCTCTTGCCAAAACTCTAGTTAGTGCTATTTCACCAAATACTTTCATCCCTGCTGGGTGAATTATTTTCTTTATTGTATCTTCGAATTTACTAAGAGTAACTTCAGATCGTAAAACATAAGAATGAATTTGGTAGTAGTGATTATCTTGTACGACTTTATTAGAACTAATTTTACCCATGTTTCCATCATAATATCCCGGTTTACGATTTACTGCTTTGGGTATCAAAAGACCATATGCACTTCCATCACCTGTTTGACTTCGGACCGTAAACGGAACGGATTCGTTATAAAAAATTCCGCCGTCTGTAATATGAACATCTAAAATCTCGCCCTGTAAACCAACTTGAGATACATATCCCACAGCACCTGCGCCTGGAACACCGTATATTTCGCCGATAGGAATTGATGGATCTTGTTCGTAAATACCAAATGAGCAACATGGCGCACATCCAAAATCAATTTGTGGATACACAAGAACATCATCGCTTCCTGTCCTATAACGATTTAATATAATCGGATCGCCTATCTGATAATTAAATCCCGAACTAATAATTCGAACCTCTGATAATATACCATAAACATTTTCATAAACATCTCCGGTTGTTCCTCCTACATCAAAGAATGCAGGTTGTCCCGAAGCAAATTTTCCATTGATTTCTTTCAAAGAAAATTCAGCAACATCAGCACCACGAACACTGTATTGTATTACAGAATCCACTGTTGCAAATGCCGTGATTTTTTTACTATATGGATCTCTTTGCTTAATTTTTCCATAAACATAGTCAAAAAGATCGTCCCCAGCAAATGCTGTTGTTTTTATAATATCTGGAGAGTTCCATCTACCATCAGATAAACGAAGCATGTCCGTCTCTGGATAATAGAACTCTAATACACTATTATAAATTATACGGAATAAGAACTCAAAGGCCTTTTCTGTTCCTTTGAGTTTATAAAACTCTTTTATGTTTTTAATTACTGACTGGACATTTAGAGGAGTCGTGCCGTTATTTGTAGTTGCTAATTCAGTTGGAAAATTTAAAAGGTAAGTTTTTCTAAACTCATCAACAAAAGAATTTATAGTGGTATCGATATCCGACACTGAGGTGAGTCTACTAATTGCACCAACTGAATTTTCATTTTGTTCTACCCATTCATAATACGCTTCGATAAATGAAAGAAACATTGGGTAGTCAGATCGGACAAAATCAGGAACCTGTGATTCTATGAAGGGAGATATACGGAAAAGAACCGACTCTTGTTCTGGAGTCAGTTCAGCAAGAACCTGCGAGATATCCGATGGTTGGAGATCAACGAAGGACTTTAACTGGAATAATAGGGGTAAACTATTATATGGGTTTGACATTAATACCCTCCGCCTCCTGAGAATGATCCGCCGTCACTACCACCACCATCACTACCACCACCATCAGAATCACCGCCTGCACCACCCGGTGGTGATGGTGGAATACTCGTACCTTCTTCGTCTGGAGGAATGATGGGTGGATCTTGAACCGTGCCATCTACGACACCAGTTCCACCCTGTCCACTGTCTGAATTCGAAACTGATCCATCACCACTGTAGAATGATGATGATTGTGATCTATCTATTATTGTGCTATCTGCACCAGTTGGAACTTGATATCGATCCAATCCAATCGCAAGAGAAGTAGAGATATTATCATATCGTTCTTTTCTAAGTGCTTTAGTAGTTATTGAGACTTTAATAGAATCGCTGTCTAATTCATCGTATGTTAATATTAAATTATTCGTTGCCAAAACATCTTGATCATCTGGAACTGCCGTGAACCGAATAACTTCGCTTCCATCATCGATAGATACAGGAACAAAGGAAGACGATAATGTTATCTTACCTTTCTTATAATTTACTGCACCAACATTTGAATTTAAAATTTTCTTGGTTCCCTTTTCAAAGTACAGTAAACGGATAAATCCACGACCATCATCTTCAGCAAAAGCGGTTTGCATTTTACCATTTAAATCTAGATGTTTAAAATTTGTAGATGTAATAACTGGCATATGACCATCATGTGGATGAAAGATCGGGTTCTTGAAATTTATTGTATACCCGGTAGATGCCCCTAACGTCGGATATAACCATTTTTGTATTCTTATCGTTGTTTGATTTCCAAGAATAGAATCTTCTGTCTCGTCAATTTTCTCAAGTAATCTAGAAAACACCATGTCTTGCTCAAACTTTTCTAGGTTTGTATCAATGTATGACTTAATATTTGCTTCTGTTAGAATAGCAACCGCTTGTGGTGATAATAAAGTTTTGTTTGGATTGTATAAAACTTCTGTATCTAATAGTAGATAAAGATACTCTGGGTCGATAACCTCCGGAATTATACTGACAAGGTTCTTACTTTTAACTATGTCATTGATAATATTTCTCTTGGCACTTTCATTTAGATACTTACCACTCTCTGGTTTTATAGAGATAAAAACTTTTCCATATTGAGGTGGAGATTCTTCCTCACCACCATACACATTAATTGTTTCAACGTCTGCGTATTCTTTTGCTACTAAAGTTTCATAATCGATGGCAGTTACTGCACGATCTTGTGCTTGGAATGTTCGAGGAGCAAAGTATTTGATGTTTTTAATATCTTCTGGATCAGAACCACCAGAAGAAAAGTCTATAGTTTCCACATATGCATTACCCGAAATCGAGAATGCCCTGTTTGCAGTAGACTCATTTTTGCCGATATTATTGGCATTACTTCCTGCACTAGAAACATATGTTAAAGTTATGACATTACCATCTGCTAATTCTTGTCCAACAATCCCATCCCCGAAATATACTTCAAAGAAATTATCTTTTGATTCTTGCAAGAACCAAACTTTGTCTGTTGATTTATAATCTGTAAAGTTTGTTCCTTTAGACCAAGTATCGAAAAATCCACTTCTATCTGAAGTTGAAGTTTGTACATTTATCACCAGATGTTCTGTATCTACATTTACATCTGGAATTCTAAACATTTTGTTTGACACTGATGAGTCATAAACAAAGGAAACAGTTCTTCTTAATCCTTCATAAATTGACACATTAGGAGCAATTCCGTTTCCTAAATTATCTTGGTTTGTATCTTCTTCAATTAGCACAGGGGTTTTATTAAAGAAAGTATAATTTGTTCCATCAGGACCCGTGGCGGTAAATGTTGTAAATGCAGGCAAATATGTGCCTGATTCATAAGTGGTGTTATACTTTACATTTATAGTAGAAAAGGCAGACTTTTTTGATGTTGGAGTATATCCAAGATGTTTTGATAGAGAAACAACAGAGTCTCTCATAACTGCACTGTCTAAGAACATTTCATTCGCAACCATGTTTGCATAGAAACCCATGTAGTGAGTATTGTATGAAAGAACATCCAAAAGTATAGATAGACCAGATCCTTCGAAGTCATAGTCTTTGAAAACTTCTTGAGACTTCAGATAAGTCTTGAGAGATTCTTTGATATTCAGAAAGTCTAATTCTGTAAGTTCAAGATTTTTATCGTTGGTTGCCATTATCGTAATCTCTCCAGTGCAAGATTCAAGGTTTCTATTCTATCGTCATTTTCTAACCTAAAAATAATAGTTGCTACCATTTGATGTGTATCGGATATAATTGCAACTCTAACATCTTCCACTATTGCTCTAGGTTCAAAATCCTGAATAACCTCTTTTATCCTATCTTTTGTTTCGATGACCGCAAAGGGCCCTGCTAGTTCAAATAATTGATCTGTTATTCCACCGAAGAGGCCTGGTTGAAATGGTCGTTCGTATTTATTTGTCATTACCAAATTTCGAATAGACCTTTTTACCGCCTCATAATTCGTCTTTAGCGGAACATCTCCTGTAATGGGGTTCCGAGTAAACGAAAGATCTAGATCTGAAAATTTGTATTTTTTATCTCTCATATGTCTATTTATCTGCCTGAAGTGTAAGATGTGTAGAAATCTTGCGAACTGACTCGCCAATTATTCCCTCAACAACTTCCTCATCAATAGCGTCTACTTTATCTGTCGCACACCACTGGAACATGACAAAACCAGTAATAAGTCCGTGGTGCTTCAATGGTTGTACAGAGAATGCCAGAACATTGTGTAACTCTAGAAAGTTCTTACAATACGAACTTGCATCTTCTTCTCGCCAATCTCTTTGGAGATAAACCACGGTTGGTTTATCTTTCTTTATCTGTCGAAGCAAAGAAACACACATAGAG